CTGTACTAAATAGCACAAAAGAAGACAATTGTTTGTTTTTGTTTACCCCCCGCGGAGCGGTTTCTGGCAGTTTAACAGGTCGTGCGATAGACCATCCGAGCAGCTGTTCATCGGATCTGGAAGGTTGGGATGTCGAGCATTCAACCAGACAGCGATGCAGTCATGATTGGAAGGAGCGTGAGAGGTGCGACCACCCGGAAGCAAAGCCCAGGCTTACGATACATCACTCATACTCATACAAATCATGATGAGCATCAAACATGAAAGGAAGGCAGCACTCCGCGATCCAGGAGAGGCTAGCAGAAGACATCATCGCGGCGCCGGACGCGATGGAACGGAAAACCACCCGCCAACTGTTTCGGGTGGTGGTGACAAAGGGAGCGGCCGTTTTTCAGGATAAGATTTTTCTTCTTTTCCGTCAACAAGAACGGGCGCAAATGTTCGAACATACTCAGCAAACCCAGTGTCAGTGAAAATCTCAGCACAAATAGTGCTGAAACCTTTTTCAATGGCTTTGGTCACGAGCACGTCGCGCACCTGTGCCGAATACAGGACAGAGGCCTTCATCAGAATGAACCGATGGTCCATGCCTACGACGGCATTGTGGACAACGACATGAACGAGTTTCGACACACCTATAAATCCATTAGCATTGCCGGCCGGAAAAGGCGATGCTATGGGCAAAGTCAGAAAGTCGGGCTCACGAATTACTGAAATATGATACCCCTGAATGGTTGGAACAACAGATGCAGTGATGGCACTAAACAGTGGCAACACAGTGGCATACGTGCCCAACAAGACCTGGGTTACACGAACTCTTCCATGCAAGATAAGCGTGGATGACCATGTTGGTGTGGTAGTCGGCGGGTTTACAAACTCAGGATTTGCCCAGGCATAGTCAAGGGAGCCGAACACATCCGAAGAGAACGTAGCATTCAGGACGGTTATGGCGGCGGCTATGGTGGAGGCAGTGATCGTGGCTGTACCAGTCATTCCCACAATGATTCTGATACCATATATGCCACAGGGCAAAAACATGGAACCAGAAGCAGGATTCAACAATCGGGGGTTGTAGCAAATTTCATAGGCACCAGAAGAAGTGGTCTGAGGGTACCCAATAGAGTTGGCGAACGCATGCAAGATGGGATTAAACCCAGCGACAGGCATGTTCTCGAACGCCGTTCCAGAAACGATTTTTGCTGAAACAACCAACCTGTCCAGATCGGAATGTTGTGTATCACGAAATTGGACATCGAGTTCAATTAAAAACTGGCCAAGGGCAAGAGCGTTGCTAGGAATTCCAGCTCCATTAAGGATTGCTACAGTGCCTGCAGAATACAAGCGAGGATCACCAGAAGGCGCGACCGGCCGGGAGGCGGTAAGGGTGATCAATTCTGCATCCGTGAAGAGCCATTCTTTATTCACGGTCATGGTACCAGAAAAGGCACCATTCCAGAGAGTGTGGAATTTGGTGCCTTTATGATTGTCAAGAACAGACTGACTGACAACGGCATTGCCACCAGTTGGCAATATGTCGGTGGTGTCAGCATCAGACATCACGGCGATGGAACCATTGATGGTGCTGCCCACTTCTGGAATGAAGTGGTAGCGCGCACTCATGATTCTAAATCGTTCGTGATTTCCAAAATCATCCCCGATGCTCTCACCAACTGTCACACTCTTGTCAATAGGCCAGGAGGCAACAACACCACCGACAACATAAGCCGATGAGGAGGTTGGTCCAGCTGGAGCCACATGACCGAGGGTGAAAGCAGTCTTAACACCACGCCCTGAGGCATGGGTGTAAGGTTTATAGTATGGAGCAACAGTAGAGACTGTGTTCTGGACAGGAGCGACAAGAGAGGCTTCAACAACCTTTTCCTGCCGCGGCTTTGGTTTGCGCTGCTTGGCAACGGACTTTGTCTTTGGTCCAGCACTACGCTTTGGCTGAGACTTGGACTTCTGCCGCTTACTCACATCATCTGAGTTAGTGGCAGATCCGTTGTTGCCGTTCAACTGGGGTGTAGGCAGGGCGTCAGGCTCAGATTTTTGAGCCATGACACCTGGGGCATCACTCACGACTGGATCGTGATGGTACCTGGTACGCTCACCCTGTAGGAAAACAGGGTGGACACCAGGGACACGACGACCAGCAACGAAAGCGTGATCAAGCTTAGCAGGCTTGTGCTTGATATCCAATGAGTACGGTTCTGGTAAAGGACCAGTGTACCCAGAAGGACCAAACATGCCCTTTACCCACATGCCAGCGGAAACAAAAGCAGCCTTGGCCTTCGCAAAACCTTCAACCTTCGCAATAGAGGAGAAGGCCTCACGGGCCAGAACAAAATCGGCAGCGCGACGCAACTTGGGATTTGCGAAGCGGTACGCCCAGTCATGCCGACGAGCAGCAGCATCGAGAGCGTCAACAGGCCGTGTGGAAAAGTCAGACACGCCCAATTTTGGGCCACCAGTATGTCCTGGTCCAACATATTTCCCATGCAATGCGAAATCCGGCGAAAAACGCTGGAAGTCGACATCGTCCTTGCCAGTAGTGCTGCCATTGTCACCATTAAGAGTAGTGCAATGGTCAGCACCAGGCACTTTGCCACCGTAAAAGGCTTTGGTGGCAGAGGTAGCTTCAGAATCCACATGGATCTTTCGGCCGACACAAATTTCATAAGGAAACAACGAATATAATTCATTGCTGCAATAGATACATGGGCCAGGGCCGACTGCGATCTCCACGTGAAAGGAGAATGCGGCAAGACGAAGAGTTGTCCAGACGTCAGTAACACCTTGATGAGGGAGGAAAAGCCAATGTGCAAAGTGGGACAGCTCGTCCACAGCCTGATCGATTTTGGGTTCACAGGCTGTGAACTTCACTATACCACAGTCAACATCGGTCTCATCGGCACCCTCAGCGGAGCCAGTGAAATTGGCAAAGCCGCCGTCATAGTCAACAAAAAGTTCAACTTCAGAAAGATTATTCCTACGACACCACTTCGGTATGAACTTCTCGAACGCGAAGGTAATGAACATGTAAGGCTCAAAATCGTCCTCTTCAATCCACGCCCGGAGTTCTTCCAGTGGTAGAGAGGGACAAGGTGGGTAGGGGTTAGAGAGAGCTTCGGGCCACGAAGACTCCATCATGCGTGCCACAAGGGAACGCGAGGAAGAAGACATGATAGAGAAACAAAATGTGCGAATTAATATGTTAACTAGCACTTGATGTGGCGGTAACCGCCGCCACGGGCCCTAAGACAAGAAAAGATCGGAGAAGAACCAGACGCCGTGTGTGGGGTTGTACGGGCCAGAAAACGTACCGGATCGCACCCGAAAAGGCACAATCCTCAGTCCACACCTTCTCACCAGACTGCCCAATGACAGCTAGCACAATTCGAAAAAGGTGCCGCGTTCATGCAGATGCCTACAACTGCTTCTCCACGGGCACGGGTCTTTAAACCGGCACACATGGTCGAGAGGCCAAGGTTCATCGGATGGTCCAGAAGATTTCTCCGAAATCACAAATTCGTGCACTCAACATACGGCAGTCAGCCGTTTCCGGACTTGTGACCGGCATGCCTCGACATGGTTGTTTTACACCTCGAAAGGCGTGCACGAAAGAAAGGACTACTCATTGCCATACAGCCCACGGACATGCCAAATGTCCTTGGAAACCGCAGGTCGAATGCCGGCATTGGAAGCAGCCGACAAAGAGAGTCCAACATGTGAAAGACGTGAATGAAGAGCATCACCCGACAACACAACAAGGTTGGCAGTGTCGATGGGGATGGTGGGGCGAACTACGGCCTGAGGATGTAGAACAGCAGCCCGATCAATGGGTTGAACGGGCAAAGTAAGCCAGTGTTGGTAGCTGCCTACAACAGGGTCGTCAGCAACCACAGCAGGGGCCAGGACATTGGCAAGAGGGCCAATTTCATCATGCTGTTTCTTCTCATCAACTTCATCAGTCGGATCCACTGAACGGGGAACGGTCACATTTGCAGGGACCCTATTTCTCCTCAACCAAGCCTGTTGGGCTTTCAGTGGGTGGATGACGGTGTGGTTAGTTCCGTCAGGCCGGTGGACGACGACTTCATCAGAAGCAATCCAGTTGCCATTGACATCTTCCACACCATACTCGGCAGTGCCATCACGGCGACAGCCAGGTAACATAGGTGGGAAGTTGACGGCAAAAGGAAGGGAAGGGACTGTAGCAACAGCCCTGGCAAAATCCTCTTCGTCAGCACGTGTAAGGCCATAGAGATGCATGAATATCATATATGTCGCATCAGAAGGCCGAATACGTTTATGAGTGTCATGGGACAAAATGTAACGCACCGTGTGTGCTTCACAAGTTGCGGTGAGCTCGAGTGTCCTGGCATTCAAGATTCTCAGAAAAGGCAAACCGACATAGACGCGACATCTGCCAATCGCATCACCACGCACCAAATTAGACAAGGGCACACCCGCAGGTGGCCGCGTGAACCATCCATACTTGCTCCAAGCACGACAAATGTTCGGAGCTAAAACATGGACAGCAGTGC